GCGCTCGCATGGATCCCGTCATGCCACACATGGACCGGATCCCCGACCGCTGCGCCGGTGATCGTGAGTGTCGTCGAGACCTCGCCACCCGCGGCGATGTTGCCCGGGCTCCAGGCTTTCGACGCTGCCCGGACGAGACTGATCGTGTCGCTCAGACCGGACTTGAAAAAGACGCCCACGACTTGCGCCTCGGGGACGCTGAGCGTCGTTCGATGCGGAACGAAAGGTGTAGAGATGCCGAGCAAGTTGATGGTCTCGGCGACGACGATGACGAGGTTCGGAGTGCGTGCGAGCGCGATGGTGCGCGGACTCGTCGCGCCGTTTCCGGCGTACGATCCAAACATGGGCCCGACGAGATCCTCGGGCACGTCCTCGAGCTGCGTCACCGATCCACCGGATGCCGAGACACGACCCAGGTGGAGAGAGTCGGCCGGAAGAGCAGTACCGACCGCGTCGGCTTGCGTCGCGAGAATCACGCCGGTGACGAGATCCGTGCCGGCCTCGCGCGTGAGCTGCAAGAGGATGCGCGAGTTGGCGTTGTCGGGCGCGGCGATCGTCTTCGCGGCGTCGGTCGTCACCCAATGACCGGCGATGATCGCTTGACCCGCTGCGACCGAGATCGTGAGCGCCGATGGATTCGTGACCACGAGACCAGAGATTCGCCCGTGTCGACTCCCGACCATCGAATGCAACAGCGCCTCGATGTCCTGCTCGGTCAGCACGCGACCTTCGCCCACCGAGTTCCCGATCGCTTTCTGTGTCGGGAAAATCTTGTCCGCCATCAGGTAACTGGCCTCTGTGGTGTGACGACGTAGGAGACGGTGAGCGTGATGGCGGATGTCTTCGCGACCGTGGGCGAGAGAATCGCACGACCGACAAGAGTCTCGGATTCGAAGAGACCGACCTCGGCCAGAGTGAAACCATTCGCATCGCCCGTGTCGACGAACGCCTGGAAGTCGATGCCGTAGGTGCCGGAGTTGTCGCGGCGATCGATGGTTTTGCGAAACACCTCGGCCGTCAGCGACGCTTGCGCATCGGTCGTCGCACCGGTTCCAGTGCCGAGCGCGATCTCGTCTGGCCGCATTCCCACACCGCCGAAGAGGTCGCGTGCAAGGAGCAAGCCGTTGTTCACGATCTTGTTTGCGGCGACGATGCGATCGAGTAGCGCTCCAGTGCGTGCGCATCGCACTTCGACGCGGACGTTGCCCGCGTACTCGATTCCGCCGCTGACTCTCATCGTCGTCACAGAGCGCCTATCCTCGATCCCTGCTGATACTGTACCCCATCCTCGACGTATCGAGACCCGCAGACCGCAGTGCCGATCTGCGCCGAAGTGAACGCGTCGTCCTCTACCGGCGAGCGTTGGTCTCCGCTCTGGCTGGAGACCGCATCGATAAATTCGATCGTCGACAGAACGCCTGCGATCGTGTCGAGGATGGATGGCGTATCGGATTGATCGCCGGCATTCTTCGCCGCGAGCCGTTTGAAGAATTCCTGCCAACCGCCATCGTTCTCGTTCGCCGTCGCCGTGTAGCGCGTCGTCACACGACCATCGCCGCGATCGGCGATCTCGACATCCGTGACCAGGTAATCGCCCGAGATGCCTTCCTCCGTCAACGCGATCGTCTGAAGCTGGCCAGGAAGAATCCCAGTGCGATGCGTCGCGATGTCTAAGCGATCCGCGATCACGGCGTGTTGGCGAAGGAACGCCGCACCGAATGCCTGCGCGAGGTCGCTGTCCTCGATGTCCGTCCTGGTCGACTTCGCCTCGTAGACCCCACTCCCGCCCTCGATGAGAGCGCGCGCTGCGATGGATCCACCATCGCGCGAGAGACGAAGGATCGGAATGAGCGGCTGGAACGTGACCTCGAGAACATCCGTCGCTCCGATCGGAGTCGCGGTCGTGTTCTGCGAGACCGACCGATCACCCTTCCGCCAGAACCATGCTGGACCGGAAGCATCGTCGTCTGGATCGATTCCGCGAATGCCGATAGTCTGCGCAACATCGTTGACTTCGACGATCGGCGTCGCGCCGATGTCGTCGTCGACCGCGAAGCTGGATGTCTCGGCGTCGCCCTTGAAACGACGCGTCTTCGCCGCGGCCAGGTCGCGCGCACCAAAAGTGATATGTGTGTTCGCCAGCCCTTGCCGCGATCGTCGGCGCCTGAGCGATGCGTAGGTGCGTGATCCATCGGTGATAGACCATGGCGCAGCGTAAGTGCTGCGCGAAAAAAAGCTCAGACGCTTTCGCTCGTCGATCCGCCAGTCGTAGGCGACCAGGCGTGCGATCTTGTCGAGCGCCTGCCCGATCGAATCGTAGTTGATCCGCATCGGCGCGAGCACAGGCGCATCTTCGATCGTTCCCTCGGTGATTCCATCGACGGCGAGGTAGTCCGCGACCAGTGAGCGCACAGTCACATGCGCAGCCTGTTCGCCGAAGCTCACGGCAGCAAGTCGCCGATGCGTAATCTCGGTGTGATCGACCGCATCGATGCGGAGCATCTGATACTCCAGGCGTGCGAAGGATGGGTACTCGCTTTCGACCCTCTCGACCGACCCGGAGAGGATCGGTCGCCCGCGATCGGTGATCGTTACTGATTCGCCAGGTTGGATGCGAAGAGTGCCGGCGGGATCGGCCAGGGAGAAGGATGCCCGCCCCTGCGCGTTCAAGGTCAGCCCGGCCGAGAGCGTGCCATCGCGATACGCGCCAGTCATGTTGCGCGATCCGATGCCGATCGTGATGCCAGGCTTGCGCGCATAGACTCCCGCCGTCTTCGTGCGCGGGGCTGCGTGCGGATAGGTCCCGATGATGGAAACGGCGAGGCTCACGGCGCATCCTTCACTCTGGCCGCGCGGTCACGCTCGGCGCGCTCTCGCCTGCGCACCTCGCGCTCGGCATCCCATATCGCCTCGAGTCGCGCCCTCTCTTCCGCCGGCGTCTCTGCTTCCGCCGGCATCGCCATCCTCGGCGGCGGCAGAACGGACTCGAGCTCAGGCAGGATCGGACCTGCATCCATCGCAGCTACTCGTGCCTCGAGTGTGCGCACGGCACCGAGCAATGCCTGACAGCACGCGAGCGCGATCGATGCCAGGTCTCGATTGTTCGCGTTGGTCCGGCCAGAAGAGAGAAACCACGGGATCACCTCATTCCACATCGGGCCGTAGTTCGTCGCGCTCGCCGGTCGGCCGATCCATTCTTCGCGACGACGCCATCGCTCGATCTTGAGATGCGCGAGGCGCGAGAGAAGATCACGTGGATCGAGCGCGCCGAGGAGCTCTTTCGTCTCTTCCCACGACGCTCCATCTGTCCATGTGCCAGTCGACTCCGCGAGATGCGCGCCCGTGCCCGGCGAGCTCGGCGTGCCGATCGTCCCATCGGCGTCCGTCTGGATCGTGCGACCGCTGCCCGCGCCCGCGTGATTGATGCGAACAGGAAATCCATTCGTCGCGGTCGAGTGATTGACGAAGAGCGTATCTGCACCATCGCTCGAGACCGTGTCGGTGGATGTCTGCTGCACTCGGAGCATGGCTCCGACGCCGCTCTCGCCGATGAGATGAACGCCCTCTTGCGTTGATGCCGCGCCCGGATCGTGATTGATCGTCGCGGCCTTCACCGGCCCATCGTTAATGATCGAAAGCGGTTTGCCGGTGTCGGTCGCGGAATTCGCGATCGCGATCGCTGACAAGGTCGGCGAATCGCCGCGGATCTCCACTCGCTTCGCGCTCGCGCTGCCAACCTCGAGCTCTCCATGGATGCGCAGACGCGCCGTGTCCGTCTCGATCACCGACGCGAATGCAGTGCGGATCTGGTTGAGGATCGCAGCCGCATCCGAGTAGATGGCGCGATAGGTCTTGCCGGCCGTGTCGTGATCGAAATCGAGTGGAGTCGCGATCGACAGGACAGAGCCGGTGTCTGCCTGGACGCGTACAGTCTCTTTCTCGACGTCACCGAGCACTTCAGGGAAATCGGTCGCGTTGAAAAGCACTAGCGAGTATTCGCCATCGACAGACGGATCGAGCGGCGCGCTCGATCCTGCATCTACCGTGTACGTCAGCTCGGTCGCGCCGGCGGCAACGGGCTCGATCGTGAGCTGCACGAATGCTTGCGCTTTGTCTGCGATCGCCATCAGAAGAGGTTCCTCAAGTCCATGTCCAATTCGCCAGGAAGCGCGCGAACAACGCGCCGCGCGATGCGTTCGCCATCGACGTACAGATTCACCGCGAGCGTTTGCGGCGCCGTGTCGCGGAAGACATCAGGCGCGCGGTCGAGAGGAATGATCGCCTCGTTCGGATGAAGGAACGCGAGTCCTTCTCCGAGCGTGAACCCGCCCTTCTCGAAGGCCAGAGCTTTTCCGCCGGCGATGGCTGCGGCTGCCGACAGCGCGGCGAAGAACGGAGCCGCGATGAGGTTCGCGGGAAATGGCACTGCTGCTGTTACCGCAGCGTACTGAGATGCGAAAGTCTCTCCTCCCTTTTGCGAGATGAGGCGTGTCGAACCTCGGAACCCGAGCAGATTCGAAAGTGCGGTGAAAATCGCGAGCTGAATCCCCATGTCGATCAGCGCTGCGACGAAGTTCGCAGCCGCCTGCTTCATCGTACGCGCGATCGACTTTCCGAAATTCTCGCCGAAGAAGATCGCTTGACCGACCGCTTTCCCGATCCCCTGCGTCATCTGTTGGAAGGTTTCGAAAGTCAGCTCGCCGAAAATCTTCAGCCGCTCGCCCTGGTCTTCGAGGATCAGGCGCATATCATCGCCCCACTGCTGCCAGACCGTCTTGTTCTCTTCTACGGCGATCTCCTGGTCGCGGAGTATCTCTTCTGCCTCACGCATCTTTTGATGCAATGCGTCGAGCGCGAGGGCTCGCTGCGTTTCCGTTTCGCCGAGCAGCCCGTAGATGCTGAGTTGTTGCGTCGTCGCGCCGATCCAATCGAAGGCATGCGAGACTGATCTCTGCGTCGCGTTGCTCTGCTGCGTCTGCGCGACGGTGAGCGCTTCGAGCTCGCCCTTGAGATTCGCGACATGCCTGCGCAATCCGCCGAGCACTTCTTCGCCTTCACCGATCTCGGCCAGCTCGATGAGCAAGGCGTGCGTCGCTTGCAGCCGGTCGTTGACGCCGGCGATCTCATCATGTGTGGCGCGGAGATGCGCCTCGCCTTTGACCAGCGCCGCGCGATATTCATCCCACGCCCTCTCGACCTTCGCGATGACATTTGCGTTGTCGAGGCCCGCCTGCGCAGCCGTCGCATCGATCAGCCGGCGTTTCAGCTCGGCTGCCTGCGCGGTCAGCCGCTCATACGCACGTTGCAGATTGCTTAGAAATCCTCGCTCGCCAGCGAGGAACAGCTTCTCGAGCTGCTCTTGGTTTGCTTTGAGCTCAAGCGTGAGCTTGCGAACTTCCTCTCTGTTATTTTCAGCCTCTTCGGCCGTACGCTTCAACGCCGCGTTCACATCTTCAAGCGACGCATCGAATTCGCCGGCCGTCTTCGCGGCTTCTTGTGCGTTCGAGATCCACTGAGAGATGGCCGACACAGAGAGGATGATCGCGGTGATGCCGAGCAGCAGTCCGTTCGCTCGAAGCAAGTTGAGCGCGCTCGTCAACAGCGCACTCTGTGCGGCCACGACTGCCATCACAGTCCCAAGCTTCCCAAGAAGTATCAGGAGCGGCCCGACGACCACTGTCAGCGCGCCGAGTACGACGATCGATACCTTCAGCGCATCGGGCATGTGCTCCGTCGCTGCGGCGATCGTCGCCAGCACCGAAGCGCCGCCTTCCAAGATGCGGAAGAGAAACTCGAAGCCAGGCGCCAGCGAAGATCCGACTGTGATCGCAACGTCAGCGAATTGGTCTCCGAGGATCTCCGCTCGATCGGAGAGATTCTTGATCTGCGCATTGGCGACGCGGTCAGTCGTACCGCCCGCCGCGCGAAGACCTTCCTCGTACTTGCGGATCTGCGCGCTTGTGCCGATGAGCGCCATCAGGGCGCCGATGCTCTTGTCCGAGAAATTCAGCGTCGAAAGCGCGACGCGTCGCTGCTCGTCCGACATCCCGGCGAGGTGACGCTCGAGGTCCTCGATGACGTCGGCCATATTGCGCATCTCGCCGTTCGCATCGAAGACCTCGACGCCGGCCGCCCTGAATGCCTCCTTGTTTTCGATCGCTCGCACCTGCAAATCGCGCAACACGATGGAGAGCTGTTCGCCGGCTCCTGCTCCCTTCGTTCCCTGGTCGGCATAGACGGCCAGGACGGCAGCGCCCTCCTCGATGTCTTTTCCCAGTTGCCGGAGCGCCGCGCCAGCCTTGTTGGTCAACGACTCGGAGAATTGTTCCGTCGTCGCATTCGCGAGCGTGTTCGCTCTCACCAACACATCTGACACGCGGATCATGTTCTCGAGGTTCGTCGCTGCATCTTTCGACGATAGCCCGAGCGCGCTCTGCGCATCGGTGAGCAGATCTGTTGCGCGTGCGAGATCGAACTGGCCCGCTGTCGCGAAGGATGCTACGGCCGGGAGGGCAGCAATGGATGCAGCCGCATCAAGGCCAGCCGAGGCGAGAAAGAAGTACGCTTGCGCCGTTTCTTTCGCGGCAAAGGTGGTTTTGTTCGCGACCTCGCGCGCAGTGTCGGCGAGATCCCTACGCATCGACTCGGAGAGCTCGCCCATGATGGCCGTCGACTGAGCCATCGCTTTGTCGAAATCGCCGGCCATCTTGAAAACGGCCGCACCGGCGAGCGCAGCGGGAATCGAGAGCGATGCGGTGATCGCTCGACCAGCGCTCTCCAGCTCGCGCGACTTGCGCTTGAGAATTTTCGACGCCTTGTCGAGCCCCTTCTCGAGGTCTTCCGTGCCGGCGAGGATGCGGAGGATGAGCGGTGCGAGCCTAACTGCCATCTCGGGCCCTCACACGCGCATTCGATTCGGCGAGCACTGCATCGAGATCGGACGTATCGCGCTCGACCTCTTCGCCGGAGAGCTCGGACGAGAAGTCGCGATACATGGAGCCGAGACTCGGTGGATGCTTGAGCGTGCCGGCGGCCAGGGTGAGACGTGCAGTCTGCCACGCGACGCAATGCTCGATGTGGCGGCGTCGAGCCATCTCCCTGATCGCGATGCCGCTCAAGCGGCGGAAGAACTGCGCAGGCGCCATCGACCAAAACTCCGACTCCGAGATCCCCGTCTCGTTCGCGAGCTCGAGATGGCGCTCCCAGTCGCCTAACTCGATGCGCTCTCCGCCATGAGACCGCGCCACGTCTGAGCGAGTTCGCGGGGCGCGGTGGCAGACAAAAAAGCGTTCATGACTCGCATGAAGACGTAGCGTTCGCGCTCGCTCGGGTCGTCGCCTTCGGCCTGCTCGTAGAGCGCGGCCGCATCTCTCATCGTGAGTTTCTCGTCCTCGTGCAAGAGCCCAGCCCATAAGAGCGCGACCGTCTCGCGAAGAGAGAAGCAGATCCGCGAATCGGAGAGGTCTTCACTCGCGGCGATCACACGATCGATGTGTTTCGTGTACTCCTCTGGATTGTCGCGCAGCACGTCGGCCAGAGATTCGCCATCACCTTGCTGCGTGCTGAGAGCATCCAGCGCGGCTTGCGCGTGTCGAGCTCCGACGAGCATCGCTTGCGCAAGTCGCGCATGAATCTCCTTCACCGTCGTTTCGAGCTCGCGCTCCAAAGCCATCGTCGACCAGGCGGAGAAGTACAGCGAGCGGTCCTCGCCGGCGATGCGGATTGACGTTGAATCGATCGTCTTCGCGCTCATAGCGTGTTTCCGAGTTTCAGGGCGGCGATCGTTAATCCTGTGGCACCCGAATACGACAGTGCGACGTTGCCTGCGGCATCGTTGAATCGGTTCGTCGGAAATGGACCAAAGAAACGCTCAGTTTCACTCTCGACAGTGATCGCCTCATTGTCGTCGCGACCGGTGCTCGAGAGTTGCAGGCGATCGGCCGTGACCGTCTTCTGGCTGGGGTCGGCGTTTTTGATGTGGAGGATGGTTTGCCCATCGTTCTTAAACGTGTCTCCGCCGGCTGACGCCGCTTCGTACGTCACGACAGGTGTTACGTAATCGACGACTTGGATTGTGAGTGCTGCCATCGTGGTCTCCTATCTGTAGTCGATGAATCAAGCCGGCAGCGGCAAGAGCGGTCCGTCGCCCTTGAATTCGATGGTGAACGTCGCGACGTCATCGTTCGGCGCCGCTCGACTGAACGATGTGATCCACGCTTGGCCGTACTGCATGTCGCCCGAGATCGCGACGTCGTTGAATCGGACCCAGACGAGCGCCGCGTTCTTCCACTTGTCGCGAATGAACGTGTACGCGGCATCCAATGGATTCAGCGCACCATCGACCGGCATCGTCCAGTTGTTTCGCGTTGCAACGCCGGACTCCCATCCGCCGGAGTCCTTGTGAGTGCCGTCCGCGGTCGTCGTGCCGCCCTCGATGCCGCCTCCTCTCTGCTGACCGATCGTCACCCAATCCGCACCTGCGCCTCCATCGTCGTTCAGATCGACCTGGACGAAGAGGTCTCGTCCCTTGTGCACGGCCATGATTACCTCCGATCACTACGTTGATGCTTGCGTGACGAATCGAAATTTCAGAACGCCATGCCGGATGAAGCTGCCATCGTCCGGATGCTCCTCGACGAAGGCCTCCACGAATTCGAGATCTGCTTCGGTCGAATCAAAGTCATCGAACTCGAGTGGCGCAACGCCAATCGCCTTTGCTATCAGGTCCATCAAATCGTTGAGCGCCTTCGCTCCCATGCTCGGCTCGAACGCGTGAACGGTAAATTCGGTCTTCAAATACCCGTCCTCACCCTTCGGTCGGCCCTCGCTCGTGCCGGTGAATTCGCCGAGCACGATACGGCGACGACTCTTCCCGGGCGCGAGATGATCAGCGACTTCCTCATCGGGCAGCTCGCTCGTCAGGCGCTCGTAGAACGCTTTCTGCACCGCGTTGAATGGGATTCGAAAGCTCACGACTGGTGCGCCCCATTGATGGCAGCGGCGACGTCTCGACGAAATCCCTCTTTCACTTCTTCGAGAGATGGCACAAGGAACGGATGCGGCTGACGTTGCTTCGTGCCGAACTCCGCGAAGACAGAATGCGGCGCTTGGGCGATCACTTGCGCGCTGAGTTTGTCGCGACTAGTGCGACGCATCACCGATTTCCTCAGCGCTCCCGTGTCGACTGGCGCACGCGCTTGCGCGCTGCGTTTCACGCGCGCCGCGTAGTCGCTGACGACTCGAGCGATACGCGCTTTCGCATCTTCGGAGACCCGCCGCAAGTCCTCTATCGTCTTGGCTGTCTTGAGCTGGACTTTGAATCCGCCGGCCATCGCTTCACCCCTCTCGCTCGAAGCAATCGATCTCGATGAACTGGTGACGCTCGAGGAGATCTCGCGGCGGACCCACGGCCTCGAAGGTGCGGCCAGAGTAGGAGACTCTCCAGCCCGATCGGATGCCGCTCCTATAGCGGATCGTGATCCGATGAGAGATCGACGCCTCGTCGCCGCCGGCGAACTGCATCTCGCGCGACTCCAAGGGCTCGATCTTCGCCCAGACCTTCGCCGATTCAACGAAGGTCGTCGACGATCCGCCTTGCCCGTCGAGTGTCTCGATCGGCTCGAGGAGCGCGATGCGCCGGTTGAGTTCGCCGATCGTCTTAAGCGACATACGCAGCTCCGATCACCAGATGCGAATCGAGCAGCGCTCGCACGCCGTAGGGGATCTCCTGCGAGCGGATCGCGGCCATCGCTTGTGGATTTTCGATGTAGTGCGCCGCGAGCAATCGGATGGCGTGACGCAACGTGTCGGGGACCGCGGCCGCATTCGCCCAGCCAGAGGTGAAATCGATCGTCACGGCGTCGGCTTGATTTCGCACGTCTGGCCAGTCCTGCTCGTACTTGCGCCTGATTCGGCCGGGCTCGAGTGTCGTGTCGACCTCGTAGACCGTCGTCGCAAGGACCTGCTCCACACCTGCATCGTCGATGTACTTGATCGACTCTACGCTGACGAGCGGCGCGCGCGGCAGCTCGATCGGATCGAAGAATGCGGCGATCTTCAGCCGATAGGCCGCAGAGATGAACTGTCGTCGTGTCCACCACTCGGCGAACGACACGGCGGCCACGAGAGCAGATGTGAGCCGCGGAAACGTATCGACGTCGATCTCCCAGCGCGCATGACCAGCCAGGTCCTCGAGCGTGATCGGCTGAGAGGTCGGAGGAGTGATGAGCGCGAGTCCCATCGCAGATCATCCTTTCGCCTTCTTGCGACGCGCCGGCTGATCGCCCCTCTTCTCGTCGCCGTCGCCGTCGCCGGCGTCGACCACGAGATCAGCGATGCCATCGCTCGCCCAGCGTGCAGCGCGAATGGATCCGACGACGATGATCTCGCCGGCAGCACCGGCACCGATCACCGCGCGGCGCAACCGAATCCTCACCTGGTCGTCCATGGCCCTCTCCAGGCATCAAGGAGGCCCCGCGGCCGGGTAACGGGTGCGTAGGCATCCCCAGCCGCGAGGCCGTCGAGAGAAGTGATTACGCGAGACCTGGATCGAGATCGCCATCGGCGCCGACGTAGCGCGGCTTGCCGAGGATCGCCAGCACGCCAGCGACGACCGTCGCATCGACGACGCCCTCGGTGAGCTGCATCCGCACAAACGACTTCGCCTGATCGATGGACGCGGCCTCGACCTCGATGATCGCGAGCCGATCGGCGCCGGCCGCAAACGTGAATCCGGCAGCCGTCGCCACGGTGAGTGCGCCTTGCGCCGCTCCGGCATCGTGCTGCCGGTAGCGGAACGGGATCGCAACGGGATTGTCTCCCGCCGCGTTGTCGCACTCCTCGATGGTGACGACGGCCGTTCCGGTCGCACCGGCTCCCTTGTTGATGACGAAGGCAACGGTCTCGTAGAGCTTCAAGTTGAAAACATCCGTCGCCGGATTGGCGTTGTATCGGTCCGCGGCCGGGACTAGAGCCTGACGGATGTTCACACGCTCGGAAAGAATCTGACTCATGGCGTGTACTCCTTACGCTCGCGCGGCCAAGGTGACGAATGAACTCAGCGTGTTCGACCCGTTCGCCGGCGTTTGCGGCGCGGCCAAGTACGGCTGGCCATCGATCTCGAACATGAATCGGAACGCCGTCTGGGCCGAATCGAACTTCAGGTGGATCGACACCGCATCGCGGATCTGCGGCGATCGAGCCGCGAGACCCAGCGCGTAGAACCTCAGATCGCCGACGATGACGTCGCCGACATCGCCGAGCGTCTTGTTCCACTCGGTGCGGATGATCGGCCGACCCATCAGCGTGTCGGTGTCCGGGTTGTAGAGCCGAGCATTCAACCCGCCGACGTTCTCCGTTCCGGCGACGTTCTTGACTTCGGTGACCATCAAGAACAACTGCGGATCGACGTCGGTATTGATGAGCCAAACGGCGTTTGCGCGCGCGCGCGCATGCAGTCGCGACCACATCTTCGCGACGTTCCCCTGCACGAACGTATCCGCTGCCTGGCCGGACTCTTTCGCGACCGTCACGAGACAGCCCGAGTTCAAGATGCCGAGCGGCTTCCCGGCGCCATTGCCATTGAGCACGGCATCGCCCGAGAGCCAATTGATCTCATCCATCGCCGCACGGAACAAATAGACCTCGAGCGCGGCCGCGTTGCGAAGCAACTTGTCCGTGACGAACGCGAAGACACCGAGCTCGTGCGGCTCGAGCTTCAGCTGCCGGACCTTCGGACGCGACTCCGTGATGACCTCGGCTTCCTCGAGCCAGTAGCCGCGGATGCCGCCGTAGCGAGAGCCGGTCGCGCGCGAAGTCTCCGAGTTCGCGATCAGGGTCAGCGACTCGCCTTCGATGGGGATCTGATCGCAGCGTGCCAGGATGTTGTCCGGCATCGCATTGAGGCCATCCCAGATCTCTTGCGAGAACGACGGAGGGACCATGAATCCGCCATCGGATCCGACGCCTTGCGACATTCCCGACGCCGCAGCTTCCGGGCGGAAGAGCGTGTCGAGACGCGTGTCGTGTCGCATCTGCGCCTGGCCGACCACCGCGAGCGCGAAATCGGCGATGGATCGGAATCCGCAGCGCCCCTCTTCGCGCGGGTCGCGTGCGATCGCAGGGACTCGCGGCACTCCACCATCGGCCACGGGATCCGGACCGCCGGACTCGGGATCATCGAGAGCTTCGCCAGCGATTCGAGCGCGATCGAGTTCCTCGAGCGTGTCGGCGCGCGTGCGAAGCCTATTCGTTTGCGCGACGAGCGACTGGATTTCTGTGGCGCGCGACTCGATCTCGGAGTCGTCGAGCGCGCAATCCTCGGCCGAGATTTCGGCTTGGATTCCTTCCGCCGTCGTGATGGCGGCGGCGGCCTGCCTGCGCAGGATGAGGTACGGTTTCATCGATGCCTCCAGAGCGGACGTTCCTCGCGCCCCCGGAAAGGTAGGGACGTGTCATCGGAGACGGTGTCTCGCTCTGGCTCGGCAGATCGATGCCGCTGGCCTGATCGTGTCGCGGCGATCGACTCGGCGATCGCGGCATCACATCGGCCCTTTCCGCTCGCAGTGCTACCCGATCGAACTGCCGCGCGTCAAGCACGATTTTTCGATCGCCAGCAGAGATGCCGTGACGGCGACCGATGCGCGCCTGGTCGAGCGGCGCTTCCCGACGGCCGCGCGGAAGTCCTCGAGCGCGTCGTCGAGTGATCTCACACGGTCGGCGAGCCCGAGCGCGATGGCCTCCTTGCCCGACCAGACACGGCCATCGGTGACGGCCTCCAGTGCCTTCGCGCTCATCTTCCGGCCGCGCCTGACCGCGGCAAAGAAGTGCTCGGCCAGGGAGTCGACGCGCTCCCGGAAATAGTCGAGATGCTCGGGCGTGATGACGGTGCCCGGTACGGCCGCGCCCTTGAATGGCCCGGTCGAGACGACGTGCACCTTCACCCCTGCCTGTTCCGCTGCGACGGATAGGTCCTCGATGATCCCGACGACACCGATCGATCCGACCTCGGCTGTCGGACCGAGAGTAATCGTCTCCGCGGCACTAGCTGCCCAGTACGCGGCGGAGGCGAGCATGTCATCGCCATGGACGCGCAGCGGCTTGGCTTCGGCGGCGCGCGCGACATCGCGCGCGAGCTCGTCCGTTCCTGCAACCGATCCGCCGGGAGAATCCATCACGAGTAGGATGCCGGTCGCATCCGCATCGCGAGCGGCTTCCCGAAGTTCTCGACGCAGCGTGACCGTCGACTTGTCGGCAAACTTCGAGTCGCCCTTCAACATCGGGCCCGAGAATTCGAGCACCGCGATGCCGGAATGGTCGACCAGGTAGGGCTTCCACTTGGCCGCCGAACTCTCCTGCGGAATCTCTGCACGCACGGCAGCATCATCGCCTGCGAGCAGCGCTCGCTCGATCGCGAGATCGCCGATCCAACGCGCCGATGCAAACTCGCCCGGGTCGTAGCGCGCGAAGTCGCCCGTGAGCCCGGCATTCACCGCTCGGACGGCGCGTGTGAGATAGTTCGGCTCGCAGAGCCAGAGCCCGAGATGATCATGCAGGCATCGCCTGCGGCGTGCGACGGGATCCATGGATTGACTCCGTGATGTACTTGTCGGCCCAGAAAGAATCGAAACCGGCGATGGCGCCGGAGAAGAGCTCGGGTTCTGCGCCGAGCGCGACCGCACGCATCGCCTCGACGCAGTCGCGCGGTGCGCGCACGATCGGGAATTCGACGATACCCAGCACGCCACCGATCGCAATCGAGATCGGCTCGAACATCTCATCGGCAATGGCGAGCTCGCCATCGAAGAACTCGCCGACCTTGGCCGAGTACATCGCATGCGACTCGGCGTGCCTGCGGAGCAGACGATCGACCGCGCTCTCCGCTCGGCGTGCTATCCGCGAGAAGGCCGCAGCCGCAATCGGAAGGATGGCGCGCGCCGCATCCGCTCCCTGGTCGTCTCGCTCCTGTCGACGCTGGCGCATGTTCTCGTCGTCGCGTTCGGCGCCTAAACCGCGCTTGTCGTTCTTCGCCGGCTCTGCTTTCCCGCTCGCCGCATCCTCGGTCCGCACCATGTTCTTTGGAACATAGTAGACGTCGCCACCCTCGATCGGGTTCTCGTTCTCGAGGTTTCGGATGTCGTTCTGCGAGAAGGTCCCGACGTGCCAGAGCCGCGAGTAGTATTCCGATCGCGACTTCGAATCGCCACGCAAGAGCGCGTTCGCGACGTGCTCGGCAAAGACGTCCTCCTCCTGGTCGAGCAGTTTCCGAGCGACCTCCTGCTCCCAGCGCTCGAACCATGATTGGAGCGTGTCGACGACGTACTGGATATTGAGCGATTCGATGTTGTTGAAGGTCGCACGAAGAAGATGCTGCAACTTGTGAGGAGGAATTCGGAACCATCGAGCGATCTCTTCGATCGTGAATTGCCGCACCGTCAAGAGCTGGGCGTCTGACGGATTCACCTGCCGGACGTCCTTCCATTTCATGTCCGCGTCGAGAACGAGCGGCTTGTGCTTCCCGCTCTGGTTCTCGTACATCTGCGCGAACTGAACGCGCAGCTTCTCGATTTGGTTCTGGTCGCGGATCGTCTGCGGCGTCTCGAGGACGCCAGGAGTGTAGACCCCCTGCGAAAAGAACCGGTTGCCGAACTCCTCGGACGCCAAGCCCAGGCCGATCGACTCCGCGCCGACACGCGCAACGGAGTATCCCTGCAAGCCATCTCCGCCAAGCCCGTAGAGATGAAAAACCTGGTCGGGTCGCAATTCGATCTTGCCGACGTTTCGATTTGCTCGCACGTGGTAGACGATCGCACGGCGATTGCCGTCGACGATCTCGATCGATACGCGGCTGGGATGAATCGGCCAGAGCTCGCGGACATCGCCGTTGCCATCTCGGACGATCTCGGCGTAGCCGTTTCCCCACCCGAGCGCCCAGTGTTGCATCGTCTCGCGGAACGCCATCGCGCCCATCGTCGAATTCGCCTCGACGTTCAAAATGCGATGAACCGGATGGCTGGATAGTCGTTGCTTGCCTCGCGGCTCGAGTCGGCGGTAGACGGGAAATGGCAGCTTCGCGACATCCTCGGAGATCGCGCGAATCGCGGCGAAATACGCGGCGAGCGACATCGCCGCCTCGGGTGTCACCTGCTCGCCGGACGCCGTGCGCGCAGCGAACGCATCCGTGAGCCAGAGCTTCGGATTCTTGAAGTCCGAGACCTCGGAGGCGAAGCAGCGCTCGAGGATGCTCATCGACGCCTCCACGATCCAACGAAGAGATCGATCCAGAGGAGTCCGCCCACGAGGAGGATGCCGGCTGCCGGCGAGGCGATCGCGCCTAGACCGGCGCCCATCATGGCGAGGCTCGCTGCGAAAATCGAAAGACGTAGGCCGTTACTCAAAGCGTCAGGAACCCCCGCTCCTCATAGATCGACTGCCCATCGCCACTACGACTCGCACGCGCGATCGCCATGATCGCAGCCACAATACCATCGATCTTCTCGGCACACTTCTTTTTGTTCGGGCGGTAGTTGCCCGAATCGTCGAGCGACAGAACGAGGTTCGAAGCCATCCAGGTGAGCACCTCGTGATGCTCGTGATGGATTTCCTTGGCCTTGACCAAGCGCAAGAGTTCCTTCGTCGGCGCGTTGAAATTCGCGAAGGTCTGACGGAACTTCACCAACGAGATGCCATCCTCCTCCTCGAGTTCTTGGCCGAGCTGCTCCATGTTCCACGGATCGAATGCGACCTCGCGGATGTCGAAGCGCTCGACGTCTTCAACGATCCTCGCTCGAATCGCTCGGTAGTGGATCGCATTCCCCTCGGTCATCTCGAGGAGTCCGGCCCTCGCCCAGGTGCAGTACGGGACCTTGTCTTTTCGCTCACGCGCCTCGGCCGATTCGGCCGGCACCCAGAAATGACTCCGCAGATAGACGCCGGCATCGTCAGGGAGACGGAAGGCGATGACCCACGCCGTGATGTCATCCATTGATGAGAGGTCGAGTCCACCGAAGGCAGGGAGACGCCGGAGCTCATCGTCATCGATGCGCGTTTCTGGGCAGGCGCGCCATGAATCCATCTGGATCGCACGGACATCCTGCTCCGTACGGATGTTGAGATGGAGTCGCTTGAAAACGTTTTCCTCCGCCGGGTCGTCGACTGCGCGCTGACAGGCCGCGCGCAGATACTCCGGCGACACCGAGACGCCATAGTTCGGGTTCGCCCGCTTCCACGTGTCCTCGCTCTTCCAATCGTCTCCTTTCGCGGCCTCGTAGATGACCGGAAGGAAACGCGCATCGTGAAGATCGCCATCGCGTACGCGTGTCGCATAGTCATGCAACCGATTGCAGACCGACCCTTCGCGCTCATAGTCGGCCGTGGTGATGTAGACCGTGAGCGGCTGCCTGCGCGAACCCATCGAGGTGCGCAGTACGTCGATGATGCTGCTATCCGGATGCGCGTGGACCTCATCGATGATCGCACAGTGCGCATTCAGCCCATGCTTCGAGTCGGGTTCTCCATTAATCGGCTGAAAAAACGAACCGTCAGACTCAATCGTGATGGACTGCCTATAGCACTGAGCGATGGCTTTGAGCTCCGGGATCTTCAGCACCATCCGCCGAGCCATGCCGAACGGGATCATCGCTTGATCCTCTTCGCATGCGGCCGTGTAGATTTCGGCGCCTGGCTCTCGATCGGTGAAGAGGATCTTGTTCCCGATTCCGGCTGCGAGGATGGACTTGCCGTTCTTCCTCGGCACGTAGATGAACACTTCTCTATAGCGACGCAGCCCGCGCTTGTCTTTCCAACCGAACAGATTCGCGACGATCGCTTGTTGCCACGGCTCGAGTTCGATCGGCTTGCCGGCGAGCGCGCCCTTCACATGCACGCAGCAATCCGCGAACCATAGGATGGCGAGTGCGGCGGCCTCGTAATCGAAAACGAACCCGGACGCATCCCTGCGCGCGTCGTAGCCCGGGATCCCATCGATTGCGGCCTCAAGAGATGATCTTGAGATGTCGAGCCCGCTTGTCTTCGGCATCGTCCTGTGGTCTCTGTGGCGTCCACTCATTCGTCGCGATTCGTGTGCGCGATGCCGGCGAGAGTCCGAGATGCTGCTCGAGACGCGAGAGCTGAGTCAGCATCCGATTGACGATCATGCTCTCCGGATACTCGCGCCAGATGGTGACGTCACCGACCATCACCTCGTAGCTGGACCCGTGACGATCGATGAAGCGCTGCACGCGACGCCACTCTGACCAGACGACGCAGTAGCGCGCGACGACGTTCCGGTCGGCTCCAGTCAAGACCCGCATCGCGACCAGGCGAGGCGTGATGTAGCGCCAGCAGTTTCGCGCCTCGCCGCGGAGCCATTGCGGGCAGGGCGGCGGCGCGAGCTCGCGCGGAGGAATCGGCTCGTGCCGACTGTCCGTCACCGACCGCGATTTTCGCGCGCGCTTGATCGCCGTCGGCGTAGGGAGCGGGCCTCGTTTACCCATTATTCACATCCATCGCCGGCGATGCGGCAGGTTTCGGACAGAGAGACTCGAAACTCTCGCGTTTTTTTGTCCTCGGCAACGCGCGACTGCCAGGAAACCGGACGGCTGAAATCCGACCCCCCTCCCCCTCGCCGTCCGACCTTCTCGCGGCCTGCCTCGCGCTCGGCTGCGCCGCGCCAACGGCGCCACGAGATCCGGGTGGCTGGTCGCTGCGCGTGCGACGCGAGTGACACGACGCGCAGAGCGCTCGGAGATTCTTCCAGTCGTAGCGCATCGATGGGTCGGCGCTCCGGGCGATGACGTGATCCACTTGCGTTGCCGAGACGGTGAGTCCCTCCGACAGGCACTCTACACATAGTGGGTTCGCGGCCAGGAAGCAGAGCCGCAACCGTCTCCAGCGCCGCGACCAGAGGAAGCTCGCGTCCGACGACTTCGTCGGGATGTGCGAGCGATGCTTGCTCCTTTCATTGAGGTGCAGTCTGCGCTTGCTCGGCATCACATCACTCCGGCTCGACGACCCAGCGCCATGCGGCGAATTTCACCTCAAGGCCGCCTGACGGTGTTGCGCGTGCGCGCAATCGCATGAGCCCGCTCTGCGCCAAGACGATTTCACTCGCCGTGAGTTGATACGTCGCTCGCCCTCGGTTGCCGTCGGGCGGCTCGGCCTGGTCCGGGTCAGGCGTCATCGTGCGTGTTACCTTCGTACCCTCGCCGTCCCCATCTCCCTCGTCTATCCAGTAATCGAGCGACACGCTCCAGCCAGTGAGATCGATGAGAGTGTCGGTGCTCTCGCCGGTGACCGGGTCCTCGACCTCATCGGCGAGATCCACTCGGATCGTATGTGCACTGCCAGAGATGACAACCTGCTCGCTCACTCGCTCGTTGCCTCTTCGCGCGCGCCGACTGCGCGACCCACCGAGACTTCGTTCCCGCACGCGGGACAGGTGACCGTGACGTCGTGCATGACGCCAGACGGCAGGTCCTCCGGCGTATCACCGAGCGCAGCCTCGATCTCTTCATCGAGCAAATAGCCGCATGACTTTCGCTGCGCAGCTCCGTACCGATCGAACTTCGGCAACCCATCTTGGTCGAGAATCCTTCGGCCGCGACAAATGTATCTCTTCATGCCGAGCTCCCTTGCAGTCGAGTCGTGTAAGTGGATTTGAACGCCGCATCATCAGCGAGCAATGCCTGCTCGATCCAGAGACCAATCGTCGCACCCGCGGCCAGCGTGCCGACCGAGACATCCACGGCGTCATCAACGAAGGTCACGCCACCCGGCGCGGTGACGCGATTCGTCGATGTCTGATCGGCCGAAGCCTCGAGCCCGATGCGAATGCGCACCTGCGGGTCCGCAGTCAATCGCAGATTCGCGCTGAGCAAAGAGAGCGTCCCATGCTCGTTTTTCCAATACTCCTTTTGGTACCGCGTCACTGGCGACGCGGCGCTGGCCGAATCATAGAAGAGCGCACGCTGGCTCGTGATGTTCGGCGTGAGCGTGCACACTGTCGCTCCGCCCGCCGCGCGACGAAGCGTGACGGTGCGCGCGCCATCAGCAGCCGAAAGCGTCACCTTCAGCACGCGCTCGAAAGTACCAGTGAGCGCAACCGGCGTCGCACCGTTGAGCGCCGTCGGGCCGGCGGTCAGGATCTCGCCGGCGGCGTCCCGACCAACGACGGTGATGGTCCGCACGTCGGCGCCATCAGAGAGCGCCTCGAGCGTATCGTTCGCCGCCAAGATGAGCTCGTCGTGCTGGCCGGCCGCATTGATCGCACCGCCAGTCGTGCCCGTGTCCGACTCGGGGACGTTGACCGACTGGAATTTTCTGAGGTCGGTATCTGCAACTGGCATGTGAGCCTCCTACGCGCGAGCGCGACGAGTGAGCACCCGATGAGCGTGCGTCCGATGCGTGAGCGTGACGACGTGTGGTATCTGTCCTTCGGCCTCGTGACTCGCGACTCGCACCGCCGAAATACCTTCGAGCGACTCCTGCGAGGATACGATCTCCGAGGACGCGAACGCAAGGGCCTCTATTGTTCCGACCAGGGTGCGCGACGCGATTCCGAGCGCCTCGTGCACGCCGATTCGCGGCGACGCGGCGATACCGATGGCCTCGATGGACGCGCCGGCGATGGCGCTCGCCGTCTCGAGTGCTTCGTGCGCGCCGACGTCAATGGCCTCGACTGCGGTCAGGGCCTCATGCGATGAGATCGCCACCGCACTCGCAACTTGGATAGATTCGTGAGTCGCGATGCGATCCGCGCCGATGGTCGCGAGGCTCTCGTGCGTCGCGACACGAGATGCCGTGACCAACACTGGCCCGAGAGCCTCATGCGATGCCGTGCGCGGAGACTCGACGGCGCCGAGCGCCTCTATCGACGATATCGGCAAAGCACTCGCAGACCCGAGCCCCTCGTGCGTCGCAATGATCGACCGAGACGCCGTCGCTAGCCCCTCGTGCGTCGCAATGATCGATCGCAACGCGACGCCGATTCCTTCGTGCGTCGCCGCACGAGATGCCAACGCAACGCCGAGCCCCTCGTGAGTCGCGGCATATGACGCCGACACCAACGCCTCGGCGTAGGCGATGATCTCCGGCACTTCGAGCGTCGGATATGGCTGGAGCATCTCGCTCTTCGGCCATCCCGCAATCGTCGGCGTGTAGCTCGAGTCGAAGAACATGGTCAGGTCGGCAGTGAAAGAATCTGCACGAAGCCATTTAGGTCCGTCGCGGCGGCCGGCGCATCGTCGAGGAACACGACGAGCACCTCGCCGGTCGCGAACCAAACGCGGCCTTCGGGAATTGGTGCGTAGTTCGGACCCGCCACATCGGGAAG